CACGAGAACAAGGCCATGAAGTACCAAGTCGAGCCGTCCGGCGATTGGTGGTCGATCTGGATGATGTTGGCTGGCCGCGGAGCCGGTAAGACACGCACGGCTGCCGAGACTATCGGTCAATGGGCATGGGAGAACCCAAACACCCGCTGGCTGGTGGCGGCCCCCACAAGTTCTGACGTCCGCGGCACATGCTTTGAGGGTGAGTCTGGCTTACTGGCCGTGATCCCCAAAGAATTGGTCGAGCCGGACGGCTACAACAAGAGCCTGCACGAGTTGTACCTCAAGAATGGATCGTTGATCAAAGGCATCTCAGCGAGTGAGCCTGACCGCTTCCGGGGTGCTCAGTGGCACGGCGCATGGTGCGACGAGTTGGCCGCGTGGGATTACCTGCAAGAGTCGTGGGACATGATCATGTTCTCGGTGCGGCTGGGTAAGCGCACGAAGGTGATCGTTACCACCACGCCAAAGCCCAAGCCATTGATCATGGATCTGGTTGGCCGCGAGGGAGACGATGTGGTGATCACACGCGCCTCGACATACTCGAACATCAAGAACTTGGCGCCATCGTTCCAGAAGCAGATTCTCCAGTACGAGGGCACGAACTTAGGAAGGCAGGAAATCCATGCAGAAATCATCGACCCCGAAGAAGGGGGCATTGTTAAGCGCGACTGGTTCCGCCTCTGGCCGGGACACAAGCCCTTCCCCAAGTTCGAATACATCATCCAGTCTTACGACTGTGCCACTAGCGACAAGACCCACAACGATCCAACTGGCTGCATTACTCTGGGCGTATTCAAGCCCCTCGACGGTGGGATGTGTGTCATGGTCATCGACTGCTGGCAAGACCACCTCACCTACCCCCAACTGCGCCCCAAAGTAATCGACGAGTTCGAAGTCGTATATGGCGAGGGCAAAGAAAAGAAGCGCGTCGACCTCTTGCTGGTGGAGGACAAGTCGGCTGGCATCTCATTGATACAGGACTTGCAACAGGCTGGTCTACCCGTCCACGCATACAACCCCGGACGCGCCGACAAGATACAGCGCCTAAGCATTGTGGCCAACATCATCAAGGCTGGCCGTGTGTGGGTGCCTGAGTCAGACCAGCGTAAGGGCTACGTCCGCGCATGGGCTGAGGGCATGGTGAGCCAGATCTGTTCATTCCCTGAAGGCACTGAACACGACGAGTTCGTGGACTGCATCTCACAAGGCCTGCGCTACCTGCGTGACGGCGGCTGGATCACCATCGACTTCCCGCGGGACGACAGCGTGGACAGCGATGACATCGAGGACGCAGAGATATACAACCGCAGCCGAGGCGGTAATACCTATGCGGCTTGATCCAGTTAAACTGGACTGCAAAGTTATCCACAGCCCCAGTTAAACTGGACTCGAGCATTGTGTTTGCCACAGTCATCATGGCTTGGCATAATGCCGAAAACTCCCCGAGGTGCCCATGGCCACACAACAAGGAATAACCTATGACACAGCACAAGAAGGCCCATTCTACCGAGTCCGCCCACATGGCGTTGCATCGGGCTTCGCAGCTACGAGCGGCAATATCGAAAGCCATCGGGACACCGGTCAAGGCCAGCAAGGACTATCACGAGACACAGTTCCGCAACCACTTACGGACGAAGCGGTCAAAGGGATAATCAAAGGCCCGGACAATGCCATTCGCCATGCGGCTGAGGCATATACAAAACAGCATTTAGGCAAGCCATACAAGCCTGTTGACAATTCATCCAGTTCATTGGCCAAGCAAGGCGCCATTGGACGCACATTCCTTCTGGCGGCCACAGATCACCCCGAGTACAAAAAAGCCGTATACGCGGCTTACAAGCGCCACATGCCTGAGCACGTCGGTGAGGCTAAAGACTACGATCAACTGCTGCAAAAAGCGTATGGCCACTTGGCCCATGAAACTAAGCGCCAGTTTGAGAGCCTACCAATCAACATGAGTTTTCACCGCAATGGTGAAGGCAACTACCAAGACAGCAAAGAGATGATGCGCGATGTGCATGGCCACCGCCATCTCTATGTTTTTCAAGGCGGCGACCGCCATGACTTTTTGCACAACGTCCATCCCGAGTCGGGCTTGAATGACAATGAAATGTTCCGGGCGGTGCATGATGTTTATGGCCATGCCTTGCACGGCACGACCTTTGGCCCTCAAGGCGAAGAAAAGGCTTGGGCGGCTCACTCTGGTATGTTCAGCCCGCTGGCTCAAGCAGCCATGACGGCAGAGACTCGTGGCCAAAACAGTGTGGTTAATTACACGCCGTTAAATGCCCGCATAAAAGCTGAAGTGGCAGCGTTGGATGAGACTGCTTATGACGCCAAGCGCAAGGGCCGTATGGACTTGTTTGAAGCCGCCAAGGCCGAGAAGAAGAACTTACTGGACAACCATTTCCAGTTTGCCCCTCAAAGGGCTGTGTTGTTGCCTCCAGAGATGAACAGTGGCAGTTATGCTGGTGGCATTCCCGCATACATCCGCCACTTGATCCAACCAGAAGGCGGCGAGACTGCGCAACTGACCCACTTCAGCCACGAACCAAACCTGACTATGACTGACCCAACCCGATATGGCACTGGCATCAAAGGTGCAGAAGCAAGCCGCTTACAAGAACCCGGCGCCGTGCGTGACCGGACGTATTTTTATGCTGGCAACCCAGAACGTGGTGAAGTTGGTTTGGGCACACATAAATACAAAGCGATGGTCGACAAGTTGTATGACATGGGCGCTGACCCGTTAATGTTGCGCAAGCTTGCCGTGGAGGCCAACAGGACGCCTCATACGTCCATGGTCAACCCCGGCTTGGTGGATCAAGTGCAGGCAGCCAATGATTACGAACGGCTCATCAAAGACTACGGATACAACGGCATGATTAACCGGAATCTGAGCATGCCAACTGCGGCGGTGTTCAATCCTGTTCCCGTGCAAAGACAAGCCCAAGGAGGCCCCGTGGAACACTTCAAAAAAGGTGGCAAAGAAAAATCCCTTCCGCTCCAATTGCCCCGCGCCCAAGCGCTTACCACCCAGCAGATGCAAGAGATTGTTGACCGGATTGCACGTCAACAAACGGGTGAGCACGTTACCTCTGGCGAACCGGGTGATACCAAAAACCTTGCTGGCCGTTCAATGGCTGAAGCCAAACGTGTGCAAGGGCTGGAATATGGGTTGACACCAACTGGCACAGTTACACCCGGTGCTGGCTATGAGATGAAGAAGGGCGACATCAATATCGGTCTGCCCGGCGATACCACCATCTCCAACCAAATTTTGGAGCACATCAATGGCTTGCCCATTGGTTCAGAGCAACAAGGCGGCCCACGGTATGGCCATGGTCATTTGCATAAGGACGAACCATTCTTCTGGGCATCTGGTCAAGTGCCAGCGCAGAACTTCCAGAACAAAGTGGATGAGTTAGCCCGCATGACGGGTCAAGATCCTCGAGTGATTGCCCATCACTTGGCCATGGGTCGTGTAGCAAACAACTTTGCCCAACATTTGGCGGATGCCAACATGAGGGCAATACACAATGCAATGCCTGCTAAAACTGGACTTAAAGAACTCGACAAAGTAATTGCGGGCGGCTATTTGCGCAAGAATCCCAATACCGGCGAAAAAGAACATGTAACCTTCCCCGAGTTTGCTGGCGTGGCATCTGGCCCAGAAGCGTTGGAGCAGATGAAGAGGAATCCCGAATTGCGCAAGTGGTTTAATAATCGGATGAAGTCCATTAACCTGACCAAAGAATTGGGATTGCCCAGTGGTCTGGATACAGAATGGGCTGTGACCGAGCCAGCATTACGCAATCTTGAGGTGAGCATGACCGGCCACTCAGTTGGCCAGATGATGCCCGGCAAACCATTGATCCCCGGCGCAGAGCATGAGACATACAGCCATGGCATTCAAGGCCGTGCTTTGGGCGCCGCTCCTGAGTTGGCTCCAGTTGAAGTGGCATTCCCTGATGCAACTCAATACATTCGACAGCACTATCGGCCCGCAGACTTTACCGGCACGATCCAAAAGGTTTACCCGCACCAGATTGTGGATGAACAGCACCTGCAAGAAATGGCCAAGTATTACGACATGCTGCGCAAGACCCGCGGTTTTGCGGATGGAGGCGATGTGAAAGAACCAACCATTGACGAGATGCAAGCCGCTCTGGCACTGCGCAAGCCACACATGGCTGCCGGTGGCCAACCCAAGAACCCGTTTGACTATGAGAACCCAGAGCATGTGGCCAACGTGGTCAAGATTGCCGCACAGCACAAACTCTTAGCGCCCATTACTGATGTGCATAAGCACTTGGCTGACATCCTGTCTGGCGGCCACTACAAGCACATTGAAGACCCCAACATCCAGAACGCTATCCGTCAAGCTGGCCATGATGCCTACTATGTGGCTGAGAAGAGTGGTAAGCAAAGCCACATCATGAACAAAGCCGATGGCGGTGACGTGGCTATTCAACAAGTTGGCGCTGAAGAAGCCCCCAACTTGCCGACCAAAGACTTTATCCTGCCTCATGGCCAACATCCCGGCCAGTTGCCCGTTGGTGGGATTGATATGCAACCCGCTGTGCCCGGACAACAACTGTGGCCTACACAGCCTCCCGGACAACAGCCCCAGCAAGGCCAACAGCAGCCCCCACAAGGCGCTCAACCACCACAAGGTGGCCCAGCCCCTCAAGGCGGCGCTCCGAAGCCCACATCGTTGAGCAACATCCTCCAGATGACGCCTCAAGGCCGTGCTATGGGTGCTATGCAACCGCAACAGCCAGCAGCAATGGCCAGAGGTGGTAGTGTGCCGTCCAAGTATGAAGTAAAACCCTACCATGACGATGAGGGAAAACGTGTTGGCTGGAGTGTTCATGAAGGCGATTACATCCATGACGTGTACCCAACCAAAGCGTATGCCACCAATGTGATGAAGCAATGGATTGAGCACGATAAGAAAAAGAACGAACCCCAGCAAGCCAAAAAAGGTGGGACAATCAAGCCTGTTGGGCATGGCATCACCAAAGAAAAAGTTACAATTTCGCCCAACCTTGACGCCATGCAGTACGAACTGATGAGCGTTAAACACTTCAAGAAGGCCAAATGATGGACGAGCAAGACAACATCGACCCAGAACTGAACGAAGACGGCAGTGCTGAAGTAGACATTCCCGAAGAGGACATTGACACCGAAGAACTGCCTGATGGCTCTGCGATAGTGACGCTGCCGGAGGACGGCCCAGAGGTTAACCCTGACTTCTACTCCAACATGGCAGAGAGCATGAGCGACTGGGACTTGCAGCCGCTGTCTGCTCGGTACATTGACCTGCTTGAGAACGACAAGAACGCACGAGAATTAAGAGATAAGCAGTATGAAGAGGGTATTCGTCGGACTGGTATGGGCAATGATGCCCCCGGAGGTGCAACCTTTATGGGAGCCTCTAAGGTCGTCCATCCTGCCATGGCTGAGGGTTGCGTCGACTTCGCTGCACGGGCGATCAAAGAGATGTTCCCGCCGGACGGCCCTGTACGCACGAAGATCATTGGCACGGTTGACGACCAGAAACTTGAGGTCGCAGAGCGCAAGCGTGACTTCCTAAACTGGCAGATCACCGAACAGATTGAAGAGTTCCGTGACGAGCAAGAACAACTGCTAACCCAACTGCCTTTGGGCGGCTCACAGTACTTCAAGCTGTGGTATGACGAGAAGAAGAAACGCCCATGCGTTGAGTTCTTGCCGATTGACCGAGTAATCTTGCCGTTTGCGGCGACTAACTTCTACACGGCAGAACGTGCGGCTGAGATGCACGAGATCACCCATTGGGAGTTCAACCGCCGTGTAGCGTCTGGTATGTACCGTGACGTGAACATCACCCGCGCCACGATGGAACTTGACCCCACCAAGCCTCAGAAAGCCAACGACAAGATCGAGGGCAAGAAGTACGAGGACAATGATGACGGTCTGCGCAAGGTCTACCACATCTACACCTACATGGAACTTGAAGACGACAAGTATTCCAAGGGTGAGATGGCGCCGTACATTCTGATGATCGATGAATTGAGCAATCAAGTCGTGGGTCTGTACCGCAACTGGGAAGAAACAGACGAAACAATGACCAAGCTGGATTGGATCGTTGAGTTTAAGTTCATCCCGTGGCGAGGTGCTTATGCGATTGGTTTACCGCAGCTTATTGGCGGTCTTAGTGCCGCTCTTACTGGTGCTTTGCGCGC